ATAAAGAGGGTTGGAAAGATGAAGTATGGTCTTCGATTATTGCCAATGACGGCTCTGTGCAGCATCTTGATTGGATGTCAGAGTGGGACCGGGATGTGTTTAAAACATCGATGGAGATTGACCAACGCTGGGTGGTCCAGCATGCTAGTGATAGAGCACGATGGATCGACCAAGCCCAGTCTCTCAATGTGTTCTTCAGGCCAGACAGCCACATCAAATACATCCACGCGGTCCACTTCCAAGCTTGGAAGCAAGGACTAAAGACTATGTATTATTGTCGTTCTGATAAGATCGCTAAGGCGGATAAAATCTCCAAGAAGATTGAGCGCGAAGTAATCAAAGAAATTAACCTACATAACCTAACAGAAGGCGGCGAGTGTCTCGCTTGCGAAGGATAACATGACAAAACTAAGACTAATTGATGAGCGCAATTCATTTAAGCCATTTAATTATCCTTGGCAATACGATGTCTGGCTCAAACACGAGCAAGCACACTGGTTGCATAGCGAAGTCCCAATGGCTGAAGATACTAAAGACTGGAAAAAGAAACTAACTCCAGAAGAAAAACAATTCTTGACCAATATCTTTCGCTTCTTTACGCAAGGCGATATCGATGTGGCAGGCGCATATGTTAAAAACTATTTACCATATTTTCCACAGCCTGAAACTCGCATGATGTTGTTAGGCTTTGCTGCACGTGAAGCCTTGCATATTGCCGCTTACTCTCATTTGATTGAAACTCTTGGGTTGCCAGAGTCAACATATAATCAATTCTTAGAGTATAAAGAAATGCGCGATAAGCACGACTATGTTTTAGATATTAGTTCGAAGAATGGCACCATTGCCTCTACTGCCGAACATATTGCCGTATTCTCTGCATTTACCGAAGGCTTACAATTGTTCAGTTCATTTATTATGTTATTGAATTTTGCTCGCCACGGTCTAATGAAAGGTATGGGTCAAATCGTTACTTGGTCGATTGTTGATGAGACAATGCACTCCGAGTCGATGATTAGATTATTTAAAGAATATATCAAAGAGAATCCTGAGATTTGGAATGATGAGCTCAAATCAAAAATCTACTCTATCGCTGAAAAGATGGTAGAGTTAGAGGATAAATTTATCGATCTGTCTTTTGCTGGCGCCGATATGCGCGACCTAACTTCTCACGATGTTAAAGAATACATTCGCTATATCGCGGACCGTAGACTTATCTCGTTAGGAATGAAAGGCATCTTCAAACGTAAAAAGAATCCATTGCCGTGGGTAGAGAATATGATTAATGCTCCTGTGCATGGAAACTTCTTTGAAAATCGTGTTACAGATTACGCTAAAGGCGCTTTATCTGGCACATGGAATGACGTATGGGGTAAGGCTGCATAATGCGTGAAGTTTATGTTGGCAAGACAATCGTTTTACAAAACCAAAAATTTGAGGCAGACGAGTTCTACTTTGTAGAGACTCCTCTTGCCCTCGTAATAGTCTCATCTGGATGCGGAGTTTACGCAGACAGTGAATCCAATTCCAATGAAGGAGAAGAAACAAATGAAAGCAATCTTAACACTTAAGCCTGTTACCGATAAAAAGGGTAACGTATGGCACGCTGGACAAATCCTAGGCATGAGCTCAGCACAAGCAAAAGCGTTTGTGACCGCAAAGAATGGTCTTGATTTAGAAGGAACCAACTTTGCAAATGCAGCAACGCCTGACAATACTGCCGCTCCAGTAACAGCTCCAACAACTTCAGACTTTTCGTTAGCGATGCTAGGCGTCAAGCCTGCTGCGGCTGGCGGCGGTGAGGGCACTCCTACACCTCCTGTAGAAGAGATCGTCTACACTATCGTTAGCACTCCTGACGCCATTGACGCGCTGAAAATCGCTGTTGAAGCGTCACCAAAGAACCCAGGCACATTCAAGTTTGGAGACGGTACTCCTAACGTGAACGCTACTACTGGCACTGCTTCGCACACTTACGCTGCTGCTGGCACGTACTCAGTAACGTTTATCCCTGTTGATGGCGCTAAAGTAGTCACGACTTCTGTCACAGTTACAGCTCCTGCTGTTGAAGAGCCAGCTCCTGTTGAGACAATCCCAGCTGAAGAGACACCTGCAGAATAACTATAATCGGAAGGAGGAATCCCCATGGGACTACTCAGTAGTATTAAATCGCTCGTCGCTTCCGACAAAGAGAAAAGTTTCAACGGCCGAGGTTGGGATACCATGGAAGGAATGTTTCCTAACTATTTCACGCCCGGTTGGTTTCAGCAAGGCTATACGCCTGGTGCTAATAAAGCCTTCAATCCTGATGTAGCAGCCGCTATCTCGCTCTATAAACGAGCGCTTATGGCTGTGCCAACTAGACACGTAAAGCGAACCACTGACGGTGCAATTATCGAAATACTTGATTCATCTGCGCTCGCCAGTGTTGTATTCCGTCCAAACATCTATATGACTTGGGCAGAATTGATTGGCGTTATCGTTGATGGTCTGCTAACCAAAGGTGAGTTTGCCTGCTTCGTAGAGGAAGATGGTAGAGGTCGTCAATCGACTTTGCACCCACTTCATGATTACCAAATGATTGCTGCACAAGATGGCTCTATCTTCTATCAATTAAACTTCCACGACTCGATCAAGTATTTAGGTCCTGAGTGGTCGAGTTGGACTGATGAAGAAGGTCGACTTTACATCCCTCAGCGGTATGTAGTGCACGGTCGATTTGAAGTCGATCCACGCAATCCTTTGAAAGCAATGGCTCCTTTGCACGCTTACGCAAACTCAATCGGTCTTGGCTCCGTACTTCGTGCAGGTCAAGAAGTATTCCATACAAACAAAGGCCAACCATCAGGCATTCTTACAACGGATGCCGCACTGACGTCTGAGCAAGCAACTCGTTTACGCGATCGCTGGAATGAGATGTCTCAAAAGATGAAGCAAGGCGAAACGCCTATCTTATCTAATGGTCTTCGTTGGCAAGCGACCTCGGTCTCAGCTAATGAAAGTCAAGTCGTTCAGTTATTAGGCTTTACAACCAAAGATATTGCTAAAGCATTTGGTATTCCACCAATCCTTTTAGGCGAAAACTCCGGCGTAACCTATAATAACTTAGAGCAACTTATTTCTGGTTGGCGTACCACTGGTCTATTATCTGTGTGTCAAATCATTGAGCAAGCGTTTGAGTATTCTTACAAATTGCCTAAAGATGAAGAAATGATGTTAGACATTAGCGACTTAGCTCGTGCTGACTTGATGAATAAAGCGGATATGCTGAAGGGCTTAGTGCTCAACGGTATTATGAAGCCTAACGAAGCTCGTGCTCGCTTAGACCTAGCTCCTGTAGCTGGTGTTGCTGATGAATTAGTATCTCAAGCACAGGTCCAACCTATGCAACAGAATGCCGATCAAGCTGACGACAAGAATACGCGTGAAAATGCTTTAGCTGATGCACAAATAGCTCAGACAGAAGCGCAAGCAACTGCTACTGAAGCTCAGGCAACGGCTCCAAAGCCTAAAGAAGAGGAAGAAGAAAAGCCTGCTCCTAAGGCCAAAGAAATAGATATGGAGTCGCTCGATCTTATGTTGAAAGGTGTATTCAATGGATAACATTGCCATCCTTGACAAACTGAAATCTATTCTTGGACTTGATGTAGAAAAGAATAATCCATATCGCGTTCCTAAAGGTCCCAAAGGCGGTCAGTTTACGAGCCGCAATGCCGGTGGCGGCGGCTCTGCTGGCGCTAAACCTGCTTCTGGCGGTGGCGGTGGCGGCGGTTCAGCTGGCACTCCTAAGCCTACTGCTCCGTCAATGTCTGCCGCTGCTTCAGCAAAACTGAAGTCAGAGTTAGACGCTGCTGGCGGTCCTAAGCGTGATATGGATAAGAAGACGGTTTCAGGCGCATATCATTCTGATAATGCTATTACCGATCCATTCTATAAACGCGACGCCAGCGATGGTGGAGTGTATTATAGTGGCACTTGGAATAAAGCAGAGAAACCTCCGAAAGGTTATGAAGCTTCGATGCCTAAGGCGCCAAGGACTCCTACAGTCAAAGAAGGTGATTTCTCGTCTAAGAGCACTTGGAAACCGCCAATGTCCATGAAAGATATAGACGGTCTTCGTAATAAAGGCGCTGCAGGTGTCTATGCTGCTCGAGTCATGATGAATGATTTGTATGCACACGCTGCTAAAAGGCAAGGCACTGCAGTTGAAGCCCATAAGTTTGAATCGCAAGGCCAGAAGAAGTATATGAAAGAAAGAGGTTTATCCACAATGGTCTGGGAATGGCATCACAAAATTTCCGGCGGCAAAGGTGGCTCTAACTCTGGCAAAAATATGTCACTTCTCAATGGCGGCGAACACACCGTGGCTCATATGCTAGAGGCTGTTATTAATCCTATTCGTACGGCCAAAGGAACGAAACCAGGCAATCTTGGTGTTTATCCTAGAATCGAAATTGCTACTGCCGCTCGTGCACAAAACAACGTTACTAAACAACTAGGCTCTCAGGCCGGTAAGTTACGTAATGCTAAGTATGGCAAGGACGGTAGTAAGCCAATGTCGTCCGCTGAGTTTAAAAAACTCGAGGCGCGAATAAATCAGCAAGTAAAGCCTTATATGAATATCGCCACTAAGGCCGGTGTTTATAAGAAAGGTAGCAAACTTTTATTCGATCGTAAAGGCGTTGTATATCAGAAAAATAACGCTATTAACGAAATTCGCGGATATCTAACTAAAAACCCAATCGAACCTTCGAAAGTTTAATTATGGCATTCACAAAAGACAATGCGCTCGATTTATTCTACGAATATCTTGGGCAGCAAGACGACTTTGAGACAGAATGGAATATCTTTCAAGATTTCCTTGACACTGAAGAAGAGTTGACGAAAGAAGGCACTATCGACTTTCTTGAAATCCTTATTGAAGGACTAAATGAAGATGATAAGCAGCCCAACAAACGAAAGGCAAATGCAATAGCGAAAGCCTTTGCAGTTGCAAAATCTTAAACGATTTTCTGAAGGCCATTAGCGGCCTTTGGAAAGTTGTTTATACGACCTCCAATAATCACAATCGGCTTCGCGATAAGGAATAGAAACATGAATGTAGAAAAGGCAATCGTTGCCGCTGCTTCGCAGCTCAAGAATTACGTAGATGAAAAGGACCAAATCGTCCTTGACATTATCCAAGAATCTAATGACAAACTCAACGAAGTATTTGATTTAGTTAAAGCGATTCCAGCCGGTGAGCAAGGCATTCAAGGCGAGCAAGGTCCGCAAGGTGAAGTTGGTCCACAAGGCGAAAAAGGTCTTGATGGTAAAGACGGCACCAGTGTTTCTGTTGAAGAGGCTATGGCCTCACTAATCGCTGATGAAGAGTTTTTAGCCGCCGTTAAAGGCCCACAAGGTGAGCAAGGTCTCACAGGTGAAAAAGGAGAGCAAGGTGAAGCTGGACAATCTGTTACCGTCGATGAGGTCAAAGC